ACGAAAACCACCCTTCGATTAGGATCAAGAATTATAGGAAAGTGTATGATGGGATCAACATCAAATGCTTTAGATAAAGGTGGTAGAAATTTTAAGAAATTATACGATGACTCAAACGTTAATAAAAGAAATGCAAATGGACAAACTCGTTCAGGACTCTATTCTTTGTTCATTCCTATGGAGTGGAATTACGAAGGATACATTGATTCTTACGGGTATCCTGTCTTCGAGACACCACAGGAAAAAGTGCATGGACCTCATGGAACACCAATCAAAATTGGGGTTATTGAATACTGGGATAATGAGGTAGAAGGTCTTAAGGAAGATCAAGATGGATTAAATGAGTTTTATAGACAGTTTCCACGTACTACTAAACACGCGTTCAGAGATGAATCTAAAATGTCTTTATTTAATTTAACTAAAATTTATCAACAAATAGATTTTAACGAAGATTTAAAAAATTCTATAAACGTAACTAAAGGAAGTTTTCAATGGGAAAACGGTGATAGAAATAGTAAAGTTATATTTGTACCTAACAACAGTGGAAGATTTTTAGTCACTTGGGTTCCACCTAATGATTTACAGAATAGAGTTGTAGTGAAAAACGGTATATATTATCCAGGTAATGAACACTGCGGAGCTTTTGGATGTGATCCATATGATATATCAGGTACAGTTGATAAAAGAGGTTCTAACGGATCTTTACATGGCTTAACTAAGTTCAGCATGGAAGACGTGCCTCCAAATCATTTCTTTTTAGAATATATCGCTCGTCCACAAACTGCTGAGATATTTTTTGAAGATGTATTAATGGCCTGTGTATTTTATGGCATGCCAATACTAGCAGAAAACAACAAACCTAGATTACTTTATTATTTTAAACGTAGAGGTTATAGAGGTTTTGCAATGAATAGACCAGATAAGAAATATAGTAAACTATCAATTACAGAAAGAGAAATTGGTGGAATACCTAATTCAAGTGAAGATATAAAACAGGCTCACGCTTCCGCTATTGAAACATACATAAATGATTTTGTTGGATTAAAAGAAACAGGTTATGGTGATGTATATTTTCAAAGAACTTTGGAAGACTGGGCTCAATTTGACATAAACAATAGAACTTCTCACGATGCTTCTATTAGCTCTGGCTTAGCCTTAATGGCTTGTAACAAGCACAGATACGCACCTAGTTTTGTGGTTAAAAGAGAACCAGTAAACTTAGGAATTAAAAAATACGACAATAAAGGAACTATATCAAAAATTATAAGTTAAATGAAGATACAAACGAATAGCAATAGTGCTTTTCCTAGCCAAGTAGTTAGTGATCAAGAAAAAGCTACATGGGAATACGGTAGTCAAGTTGCTATGGCTATTGAAAACGAATGGTTTGACCAAGGTAGAACTAATGGTAATAGATATTTAACTAATTGGAATAATTTTCATCAGTTAAGGTTATATGCCCGTGGTGAACAATCTACTAAAAAATACAAAGATGAATTGTCTATTAACGGTGATTTGTCTTATCTTAATTTAGACTGGCAACCAGTTCCTATTTTATCTAAATTTGTAGATATAGTTGTAAATGGTATATCATCAAAAAGTTATGATATAAAAGCTTACGCTCAAGATCCATCTTCTGTAAAGAAAAGAACTCAATATGCTTCTAAAATATATGAAGACATGTTAGCTAAAGAATACCTAGATAATTTAAAGTCTACATTAGGCATGGACTTGTATCAAAGTTCTTCTAGTAAATTACCTGGAAGTGATGAAGAACTAGAATTACACATGCAACTTAGCTATAAGCAATCAATTGAAATAGCCGAAGAAGAAACTATATCAAGTGTTTTAGCTCAAAACAAGTACGATCTTGTAAGACGTAGACTTAACATGGACTTAACGGTCTTAGGTATTGCTGCTACTAAAACAGATTTTAATACAGCTGAGGGAATAACAGTTGATTATGTTGATCCTGCCTACATGGTTTATTCATATACTGAAGATCCTAATTTTGAAGACATATATTATATTGGTGAAGTTAAGTCTATAACTATACCAGAGCTTAAAAAAGAATTTCCAGAAATAAGCGAACAAGAATTAGAACGAATACAAAAACTGCCCGGCAACAGACAGTATGTAACTGGATGGGGTAATTATGATAAAAATACTGTACAGGTTATGTATTTTGAATACAAAACTTACGCTAATCAAGTATTTAAAATTAAAAAAACAGATCAAGGTTTAGAAAAAGCTTTAGAAAAACCAGACAGTTTTAATCCACCAATTAATGATGGATTTGAAAGAGTGTCAAGATCGATAGAAGTATTGTACAGTGGCGCTAAAGTTTTAGGAGCGAATGAAATGTTAAAATGGCAAATGGCTGAAAACATGACTAGACCTTTTGCTGATACAACAAAAGTAGAAATGAACTACGCTATATGTGCTCCAAGAATGTATAAGGGTAAAATAGAATCATTAGTAAGTAAATGCATAGGTTTTGCTGACATGATACAACTAACTCATTTAAAGCTACAGCAAGTTATGTCTAGATTAGTGCCAGATGGTGTGTTTTTAGACATGGATGGTTTAGCAGAAGTTGACTTAGGTAATGGTACAAATTATAATCCAGCTGAAGCATTAAACATGTATTTTCAAACTGGTTCTATAGTTGGTAGATCTCTTACTCAAGATGGTGAGATAAATAGAGGTAGAGTACCTGTTCAAGAATTAACTAGTTCTAGCGGTCAAGCTAAAATTCAAAGTTTAATACAAACTTATCAATATTATTTACAAATGATAAGAGATGTAACAGGTCTTAATGAAGCTAGAGATGGAAGTACTCCAGATAAAAACACTTTAGTTGGTTTACAAAAAATGGCAGCTAACGCTTCTAACGTTGCAACAAGACACATAAAACAATCAAGTTTATATTTAACTTTAAAAATTGCTGAAAATATTTCTTTAAAAGTTGCAGATGCTTTACAGTTTCCGCTAACTTCAGAGGCTTTAGTAAATTCAATATCTACATATAATGTTTCTACTTTAGAACAAATAAAAAAATTAAATCTTCATGACTTTGGTATATTCTTAGAATTAGAACCAGACGAAGAAGAACAAGCTCAATTAGAGCAAAACATTCAAATGGCCTTACAGCAAGGTGGTATTGACTTAGAAGATGTGATTGACATACGTCAAATCAAAAACTTAAAGTTAGCTAATCAAATGCTTAAAATAAAGCGTAAAGAAAAAGCTAAACAAGAACAAGCTAATCAGCAATCTAATATAAAGGCTCAAGCAGATGCTCAAGCAGAAACAGCTGAAAAAGTTGCTATGGCAGAAGTTCAAAAGCAAGAAGCTATATCTGGATCTCAAGTACAACTTGAACAAGCTAAGTCGCAGTTTGAAATGCAAAGAATGCAAGCAGCGTCTCAAATAGAGCAACGAAAAATGCAAATGCAATTTGGGTTTGACATGCAGCTAAAGCAAATGGAAACACAAACCATGCAAGCTAAAGAAGGAGCAATTGAAGACAGAAAAGATAACCGTAGCAAAATGGAAGCTACACAGCAAAGTCAATTAATAAGTCAAAGACAAAATGATTTATTACCACAAGATTTTCAAAATGAAGGCGCGATTGGATCAAATCCAGGCGTTTAATTTATTAATTATTTAATTATATTATATTATGTCAGAACAAACAAAAACAAATGAACCTGTTAAACAGGAAGGTGAATTCAAAATTAAAAGTAAAAAACCTAAACAATTAACAAAATCAAAAGACAACGTAAGTAAAGTTGTTATTAACCCTAAAGAACCTTTAGTTGAAATTGAAAGCAATGTAACTAAGGTTGAAATAAAAAAAGAAGATGCCATTCAAATCGGAGAAACAAAAGAAGTGGTTGTGGGCGAACAAACCGGAGATAGCGCTAAGGTGGACGAACAAGTACCAGAGTCCAAACAGGCTACTGAAGAATTTAACCCATTATCCGAAGTAACAGAAGAAGAAGTTAAAAAAGTTACTGAAGAAGTTAAAGAAGCTTTACGTGACGAAAAAGTATTAGGCAAAGAACTACCAGAAAATATTGAAAAGCTAGTTAGCTTTATGGAAGACACTGGTGGTACTATAGAAGATTATACAAGATTAAATGCAGATTATTCTGATGTTGATCAAAATACTTTATTAAAAGAGTATTATAAACAAGCAAAACCTCATTTAAACGAGGAAGAAATAGAATTCATCATGGAAGATAATTTTGACTTTGATGAAGACTTGGACGAGGAGCGTGACGTCCGTAAAAAGAAGCTCGCTAAAAAAGAAGAGGTTGCAAAAGCGAAAGGGTTTTTGAGTGACTTAAAGGATAAATATTACGAA